ATTGCGTTGAGTATGAACCTATACAACGCGGGAGATATCATCGACGACTCGTCAACAATGATCACGTCTTCCTCTAGTGGGAAATCCTTAGACCGTCTGGGTTCATTAGGATCGACGTTACCATCTGCGTCAGGATCATTAGGGAGAGGGAACTCCAACATACGATGTACAGTCTTGGCTCGTATCTTGGTTAGCTCCTCAATACGTTTAGCTGCACGCCCTGTTGGAGCGCACAGCACGATCGTCTTTCTCAGACGTTTTAGCTCCTCGTATACCTTACCGAGTACGAGGGTCTTGCCAGTACCAGCCCCGCCTGTGACGCTGACAATGGGCATGGTGAGATCGCAGCACATCTCAAGCGCGTTCTGCTGCTCCATACTGAGGTTGATGGTCATGGCTTGGCCTCCAGTGCGCGGCGGGTCGCTTCACACTGAAGCCATCCCTCATTAAAAGACTCACGAGCTAGATGCCGTTGCTCTGGAGTTAGTTCCTCTGTGTCTTTTAACAGCTTCATATAAACTTCGCACGCTTCTCTCATGCTCATGGCTTCATCCCTGGTGGAACGAAGGGATCAACTCTCACATCCATCGGGTGTCCCTCGTTCACCACCACGATGTTCAATCGATACACGATATCGGTAGCGTCCGACACGTCCCAGGCATCGACATTAGTACGGAGGAACACAGGGATAGCTACATCCTCCCGGTTCATTTCGTTATTGAAATACATAGGATCAGGCAGTTCTAGCTGGAATATATCTCCAGGCTTTAAATCGCAAGCCATAACCTTTTCTGGTTTCACTATGGCTTTGATCACGACGACGAGCTCCCATAACCAAATACGCTATTCATGACGACACCAACCCTTCTTCACTTAAGATTTTGCGCGCACACTGAATAACAACCATCCTAATAAACTGCGCGCTGGACATATGAAGACGCTTTGCCGCAAGGTCTACGTCAGCCTTATCTGATTGCGAACAACGAAACACAGTCTGCGCTTCACCGTTCGAGGCTGTCAGATCACCAAGGCTGATCGTAACAGATGGAGGTCTGGCAAACACTCGGGGATTCATAGCTAACTCCTATGGGGATGGCGGTGTGTGACTCACACAAGAGCCACACACCGCCGATGGTTACGCTTTACTCAGCAGTGGCGCGACGATTGCCACCACGCGCCGCACGAGCCTTGGGCGGAGGAGCACGTTCCTCAGCCGGTTCGACCGCACGGATTTCCGCACGTTCCTCACCCTGCCACTTACCCATGACAACGTGAAGGCGGGCGGGACGACCCATCCAATCGTTCGGATCGATCGTCGTCGTGTTGGAGTCGAGTCCGAGAGCCTCGATGAACCGACGCAGGTTGAACATCCCACGGCGGTCAGAGCGACCCTTCGGCTTCATCGTCCGGTTCCAGAAGAGGTTGGCACCGTCTTCGTATTGATCCGCAATGTCCTGGGGCAATTCCTCGGGAGCAATGTGGAACGTCACAGCGAAGTAAGTGTTACCCTTCCCTGACGTCATCTCCTGGACGTCTTGTACCTCCGCGGTATACTTACCTGCGGGAATCTCCGGCGGCTTCTCAACATCCGCCAGATTCTCCTCAAGCTCGATGATACCAATCGGTTCGTCATTAGCCATAGTCTTGCTCCTCGTGACACGTTGGCAGCCGTTCACTGCGTTGCTATTTCGTCCCCTGCCAGGGAACCTCGACTAGAACTCTGCGGTGCTACGTCCGACTGTAGTAGGTATGGTTATCGGTTCGCTATGCACACTCATTTCCAGAGCCGTGACGCGATCCTGTATCTTACCATCCTTACACACATCAAATACTGCTGAATGTTCGCTCTCGCTACCTGACCCCACGATCAGGTGATCAGGATAGGTTTGCATGATACTCTGCTTCGCTACACCGAGAGACGAGAACAGATGTGGAATGTTGTCCCACTTAATCATCCAAACTTCACTCATTTCGTTCCTCCTTTTGTGTGACTCACACGAACTGGTATCTGTAGTTTCCTTCCATTACCCGATACCCATTGGTTAAAGAAGGACGTAATCGTCATCTGGCCTTGGTCTGGTTTCTCTGAGTCGTACATTAATTCGAACTCAGGCGGTCCAATACCAGTGAACATACGCGACTTCATCGGTCTGCGCTTACGTGTGGGCCTCACCGCTATCCGACGCCTATCACCATCCTGACTCATGTACCATATCTCAGATAGACGCCATGTGTTGTGACTTACTAGCTTACCGCCTAGCATAATCGTGATATATTGTACGTTACCTTGCTCGTCCTGTATCGGATCATTCTCATGCGCGGTTATGATAACATGGACGCCATGTTTGGCCGTGACACGAAGAAGTCCAGTCAACACTTCAAGTACGATCGCATTGCGTCCGCCGTACGCGCTCAACCCTGGAGCCTCAACAGTTGGAGTGAAGTTCCTACCCGCTCCAAGACCCATAGCTACGGCTTTCTGCAACGCACGGAACGCCAGAGCCGTAACGGAGTCGAACACCACCGTCTCAATGTTTGGATTGTTCGCCAGTACTTGATCCAAACCAAACGGGTTATCGTTCTGTGCGTGCTTGAAGAAATCGTCGTATCCCATCGCGGAGAAGTTCGCGACCATAACATCAGGGCGATGGGACACACTAACATGCTCCTGATCTCCTAAACTGATCCACAACTTCTGCCCTGGAGCCGTAGCCGACAGGGTAGTCTTGCCACATCCTGCGTCACCCCATAGGAGTAACGCTATCCTCTTAGGGGTTTCCTCTCCCTGTGTTATTGGGACAGGACCCAACATTTGCGTTGGTTTCTTGTTGAGCACCGTAGCCTCCTCGCTTGTGTGATTCACACATCGTCATTCACCTATGGATCGTTCGGATGGACTGGGTTCCGCTGCCACCATCGACTCGTTAAAGGCGATCTGCCTCCCCTCCGCAGTGTCTGCGCAAAACTGTAGAAGAGAACACGTCCGGAAATATCGGTTACAACTATGCGTGTACCTCGCGGCGTGCTCGAAGTCATCCTTATACTTCTCATATGTCTCCGCCATCTCACGGAGCCAGGTCGCCCAATGCTGAATAGCATCTTCAGTCCTTTCTATGGGCTCGAACGGGTAGCAGTCTTCACCACGATTACTCGGCGGTATCTTCAATCCTGTGACGCGACTTCGCAGAGTACGAAATCCAAATACCGCCGTACTCGCTGCACAATAGCCTGTGATCTGGTGCTTCATATCGAATGAGTCTCGCCACGCTTGGCTGAGACGAACAGAAGTTTTATTCTCATCGAGGTAATACTGACCAGTAGGCGCCTTGATAACCAGACCGTCAATGGTCCCGATATACCTGAACTCTTTACTATCCTCAAAAGTAAGAGTAACATCAAACACTTGCTCAATCCCCACCATAGACTGAGGGTTAGACACATCCTCGACATAGATCGGCCAAGTCTCCATCCCATAAAGCCGTTCATCGATGTACACTATCGTTGCTAACTCCATGTTCGTCATGGTCCGCGTACGATCATTCTCGTCATCCTTCCATCCAGCCGTGGCCAGAATGGAGAAGCACAACTCCATCAACTGTTCACGTTCGTCTGTGTAACTCACACAATGTTTCCAACACTTGTTCCATCGTGCTGCGCCGAAGATACGCTTGCCTGTACACTGTGCGTGATCGGGTAGTTTCTGTATCTCAGACAACTGCCAGATACGCACAGCCGCAAACATCTCATGCATCGTCGAACCGCACTCCAGCGCCATAGAGCGGGCCGCGGTCGGATATCTCTTCTGTAGGTGTACCACTCCCCACGTCGGACACGTTGCGATGTCTTCTAGTCGGGAGTTTGAGTACGGATGCAATATCTTCTTCTGTGCCGGTGAGGATGCGAGGACGGTCATCAGCCGTGGTCGGTGGACTTGGAGGAGTCTCTTCTCGCTCCTCGATTTCGGCGGGAGTGTTAGGTTCGGTGATGTCGACGGGCGACGGGGTAAAATAGACATTGCAATAATCTCCTATCTGCTTTCTGAGCGTGCGCACAATTGTCATGAACACTTCAACATCGCCCTTCTGGTATCTCTCTATGAAGGCGTCCCTCAACCTGATCTCAGCTTCATAGAGCGCAGCTTCCTTCTTACTCTCAAAGAACGTACCATCTTCAGTCAGATATCCCTGTGTCGGTTTCATCGCGGGGCTCCGGCGGTTTCATTGGTGCATACAGGACGCGGAGTGCCTTGTAAGCATCGCGGAACAAAGACTCCATTAGGTCACCGCCTCTCAAGCGATCACCCTGTGCCTCTGTGAAACAGATCGTCGCCAACACTGTGAGACAAGCAGAAATAACCTCACGCTGCTCTGTCTGTGCCAAGTCAATGATGTACATGGCGATCTGTTTAGCACGCTCTACTTGTTTGGGCTCAAGCGGAGTTCCCTGAAGCGATGGGAGTTCTTTAGTTGTGTGAGTCACACTAGTGCTCCGTCTCTGGATCGTTGCGAACTGACTCAACCGTGGCGTGTTCAGAGTCTCGGTTCTGCATCCTCCTGATCTCCATCAGCGTCTTCTCATTCAAGCCGACGAAGCCGTGAATGGTATCAGCCATCCTATGAAGGACTTCCAGAGCACTATCGAAGTCCTTCATAATCTGCACTTGCGTCTCAAACATGCTGCTGAGCAGGTACATTGCCTGCTCGCTTAAGTGTGCGTCTGCGAGACGCCTTTGGAACTCGTTGTGTTGCATCACATATCCTCCATCAGTCCTGCTTCATCCTTCAGCATGGTGATCGCTGCAACACGTTCCTCACATGCATAGATTGCACGCTCGCAGCGATCCAGTTCCTTAGCCAACATCTCATACTGAGCCTTAAGCTTGCGATGCACCTTATCCTTCTCGATCTCAAGCTTAAGGTTCTGGCCAGCAACGTACTCGATTGCTGATATGATACGTCGGTCACGGATGGCAGCGATCCGCTCCTCCAACTCGGGGATTGGTATCTCTGTGATCTCAGGCTGAAGCACCAGCGAACCGTTGCCCTTAGCCATCATGACCTCTCGATGATCTTGAGCTTACGCATTGGTTTACCTGGAACTTTAGCCTTGTCACATAGTTCAGCAGTCACACTAACCGGAACTTTGTATTTACTCTTAGCTAACAACGCACCGAGTTCCTCTACCTTGAACCGCCTGACTGGTGACGACACGCTAGCTACGATGCTAAAGCTCGGGCTGTCTGCGAGTTGGTGATCGCCTGTGTCGAGCGTATCGATATCAGGGATCACACCCTCCTTCTCCATCATAGCCCATACCTTTTCAGACTGAGCCTTCGCGTACTTCTCAACTTCGTCCCAGGCGTAGGCTACACCAATCAGCGCACCTTGGTTATGCTTTGCATCAGGGTTATTGATGTATTTACCAACAATCCCTGACATGAACCGGATGATGTCTGTTTTGAATGACATTAAAGCCTCCTCAGACTTTGTGTGAGTTACACAGACTACGAGTTAGATTTATGCAGCCTTGCACGCTGTTCGTTCATCGACGACACCATCGCCTCCGCAGTAGCGGTGAACGAAGCAACACGGTCGGAGAAACGACGCCCTTGTTCCAGTATACTATCAGCAAGAGCATTGGCTTCACCTCGTAAGGCTTCTGCCCTTGTGACGGCAGCCTCACCAATCTCACGGATTTGGTCTGCCGTTTCGATGCTAATCTTGTCGATCCCTCTCGCACTCAGTTCCCCAATTCTTGATATGTCAGGAGGCCCGCCATTGCTAGGGTAAGAAGAAATAGAATGGCCACTATTACCAACGCCGCCTTGAGGGCGGTCACGGATCGACTGTTCAAGTGCATCGAGAGACTTCCTCTGTTCATCACGAGTCGTCTCGTAGCTATCGTCTGTCATTTGCTTGCTCCTCTTTGTGTGAATCACACAGCCTGCTTATGTTCTCTTGGTCGCTTGACTCGCATATCCTCCATCTGGTTGAGCGCATCAGCCAATCTAACCAGCGTAGCCCTCGGTACTTTAGATGTTCGGGAATGATCTGCATGATA